ATTTGCGTTGCCACGACAACTCTGGACTTCCATGCAGTAACTACTTGCGTGGACACGGTCTCTGCCGACTTCCACGCAGTCACCAGAGAAGTCCCGACCGCACCGCCCGATCTCCATGCTGTTATGAGCGCCGTAGCGATAGCCTGTCGCGCCTTCCATGCGGTCGTGATGGCTACCGACACGATCTCCCTGGAAGCCCACGCTGTCACTACCTGAGTGGCTACCGTAACGCGAGACTTCCACGCAGTTACAAGGCTGGTTGTGACAATCTGTCTAGACTTCCATGCGGTAACGAGTTGAACGCCGACTCGCCCCCCGGCCTTCCATGCGGTGACGAGTTGTGTCCCAATCTGTTCAACTGACTTCCAGCCGGAGACAAGGGTTGTCGTGACGATAGACCGAGCCTTCCATGCAGTTGTGACAACCGTTCCAACGATGACGCTGGAAGCCCATGCCGTGACGATCTGAACGGAGACGATGGCGCGTGACTTCCAAGCGGTCACGACCTGCGTAGAAACCGTTGCTCTGGACCTCCACGCCGTCACAAGGGACGTGGCGACAGCGGTAAGTCCCGATGCCGCTTTCCGCAGGAAGCTATGTTTGAGGAACGAGTGGCCGAGCATCTACGCCCCGGTATCCCCCTGTGCGCCAAGCGTGACCTTGTCCAGATCGGTAGCGGTCATGCCCGCCGTGATGGTGCGCTCAAACCAGATGGCGTATCCCTCACCAGCTGCCATGTCGCCAAGGTCAAGCCCTGTGGCGTAGCTGATTGCCTCATCCGTGAAGGTTACTGCGGGAGATGGAGCTGCCGACTCTGTGGCGATGGTGTCTGCTGTTCCATCCTTTCCGGCCAAGTCAAGCCCGATCTTGATATTGGACTTTGCCGATGCGGTGTTGGTCGTGATCCATACCTTCGCGCCCGTCCATGTGAGCGTGGCGTGCTCGTTGTGGATGTAGAGACACTTGTATTCTACGTCCCCCGCAGCCGCCTCTGCCCCGCTGATGTCGTCAAACAGGCTATTGAGGGTCTCCGTCTTGATTACGATTCCCCCGGCCTCCGTGCTCATTGCCCCGCCAAGTGAGGCTGCTGGATCGGTGTTGGTTGCCCCGCCTGACAGTCTCCAAATCAAATCAGTTTCTGCGATTGCCATGTCTGCCTCCTAAGCAGTTACGTGTGTGAGCTGAAAACGACCGACCCAAGGGAAGGAAAAGGTGGGAACGGGGATTGGTATCAATTCTGCCAATGCGATACTGTAACAACTGCCAGTGAAGATGGACGACCAGTTATCCGCGCCGTCTGTGCTTTTGTAGAGTGCCGTTTCGGTCAGCAGATAAACAATGGCGGGCGTATTCGGCTCAATCCTCACCGCCTTGCCCGTGTTCATCGTCGGAAAAATCCCCGATCGTTTCAGGCTCCAGTTTGCCCCGTCATCTACGGTTTTGTAGCAGGAGACCTGATACGTTCCCCCGTACACGATCGAACCGTCTGTCGGGTGGATAGCCAATGCCTGTACTTGCGCGTACAGTACCTCTGTCCAGTTCGCCCCACTGTCAGTGCTCTTATACACAGTTGAACCATGCGACATGTAGATAGTTGCCCTGTCGTTCCAATCGATCTGCACATCCCACGCGGGCATATAGAGCGACAACAATTCGATCCACGTTTCCCCGTAATCGAGTGACTTGAAAAACCCATTCTCGTTGGCGCAATACAGCACCTTTGACACGGGGTCGATTGCCAATGCACGACAACCGCTTGTCGCCCAGTCTCCGTATGCTTCCCATGTATCGCCACAATCCGTAGACCGATAGAATCCATCATCGCCGCCCGTGTAACTTGTGGCATAGATGATGTCCGCCGTCAGCGCAGCAAAGTTGCCAATCGCGACATCTGCCGACAGCACCTGCGTCCAATTTGCCCCACCATCCGTCGATTTGAAAATACCTACGGACGGCGCAGCAATGAGGACAATCTGCGTGTTGACCGGGTGAACGAAAATGGCATTGACTGTATAATCGTCAAAGACCAAGGTAAAAAATGCGCCATAATTCGTGGACTTATAGAGACCCGCATACGTCCCGAGATAGATAACGCCTGAATCTGCCATTACGCCCCTATCCCCGTCCCAATCGCAATCCAGTCAACCGAGGTTGCCCCCGTCATTACGATGGTTGCTGTCGTGTAGAAGTCCCCAACCTTGTTCTTGCTCACCACTGTGGCAATCGGGGAACCACTAGCCGCCAAGGGAGTCAGGATGATGACGGGAACACTTACGAACTTGTGCGTGAAGGTAATGGTCGTGGAGGTCGTTGTGCCATAGTCCATGAACTTGTTGCCCGAGTGAAGCGTGGTCGCTATGAGGCGTTCTACATCGTTCGTGTTCATGTTCCCCACGCTTGATAGGTCGTTTTGTACTCGGATGCTGAGATGTGGGTATGGTGGGAATAGAGGAAATACGCGTCTCCAACGCCCCATACCACCCCGAGTCCAATCATCCTGCGGGTCGGCTCATGGTCGGCAACCACAAGAGTCAAGTTCTTGGAGCCGCCCCTGGCGAGATCGTAGGTTTTTTTGGCAATATCCGCCAGATGGTCTTCGGCAATTCCAACCGTTGAAGCCCAAGTAAGATTGTCGATTCCCGTTGCGGCGAAGTTTCCCCCATGCCAATTTGGAGGTGTCCCCCACTTTCCATAAGCAATCCCCTTGCCCAATGAGTCATCCGAGGCAAAGACGGTCGCAGGAATGGATGTCGCATCCATCGAATACGCTGCCGAAATGATCTTAGTTTCATCGGGGACGAATGAACCATTGGGACGCGCGGCAACATCCAGCAATCTCACGTCCTCAAAGGCACAATCACAAAACGCCCTGAAACCAAGGTTCTGGCATATTCTTTGAATCTCTGCCAGATAGGTGCTGTTGTTGATCTCCATAATGCCGTCCTCATACATGTCCGTCACGAGCGCGGCATTTTGTGGCGTTGCCCCATACGCGGGAATCCCCGACTTTGTCGCAACCGTAGAAATCATGTCAGCAAGAGCGTCCGTCACTTTGTACGTTGCTGAGACGGTAGGGGGATCAGGATAGGTCTTGGTGGTCAAGAGAACATCCCACGCTTGTAAACAATCCCTTAAGGTAAACGTCCGCATGTACCCGCCCATCGTTCTCTCCACGCTTACCCCTTGCAGGAACCCCGTGAACCGTTGCCAGCCGTCAACTGATACTTTCCACGGCACGCCCCCGAGGTTCCCCGCGTTGATGGGGAGTGAACCGGGGGGACTCCAGAGACGAATCGAACATGACCCGCCGTTCCAGAGGTCGGAGCCGTAATCCATCTCCATCACGACATGATGCTTTGGCCCTGTCGAGATAAGTTCCCCGGCATTCCCGGCAACGACCGATATGTCTGAGGGGATCTGTACGAGGGTCATTCCCACCTGATCAGGTCGAGCGTCCCTTCGTACACATGGGAACCGTTGTAAATGTCTTCCATCCGCCGTGGCTTGAACGGAGAGGTCATGTAATACGTCAGCCCGTCCACGATGACCTCACCGCCATTCGATTCAGTCAAACCCGCGTAGAAGGTCGTCAGGGAAGCATCCGAGCGGAACTGAACCTCGATGGAACGCTCATGGTGAATCTTGCAGTACCCGATGCCCCCATTGAGACCAATCTCCGACCCGGCAAGGATCACTGGAGAATCCCCCGTATCAGAGAGGAACGAGATACCAGTAGCCGTGTCGTTACGCGTCAGGGTGCTCATTCATACCTCACAAATGAATCACCGCCACTGCCCCCAGGGTTCCATCCAGCCCCGTGCGTAATGGCTGCTTGAACCGCAGGAACAATGGCCTTGACAATCGCCTTGGTCACAGGAGAGCTATTTTTCACGGTGACAGAGCCGCCGTTGACCGTCATCTGCACATCTACGGTGACCTTCTGCTTGATGTTCCCTGCTGAACGAAGATTGCCGATGTACTTCGTCAGCTCGGGAAGGTTTCCGCCCATAAGGGTAATAGGAGACCATGATGCCTTGAACGCGTCCTTGATGATTTCTGCCGCGGTCTTGGCTGCAGTCGTGATTCCGCTGGTATCCGGCTCGTAGGTGGAATTGACCACCGGGGCAGTACCGGGCTTCTGACCAAAAACAGCGTTGTCCCACAAGTCGGAAGTCCCGTTGACATCGCCAAGGAACGACTTCTTCCACTCGCTCCCCATTTTCGATCCAAGCTTCTTCATGGTGTCAAAGTCAGTTGTACCATAGAGCGTCCACAGATAGGCATTCCAGTCAGTCGTAAGGGTGAGATCATCGAATATCTTGACTAGCCCTTCCAACCCCGGAATAACAATGGGGGCAATCGCGGCGCCTAGGGACTCTTTCACGTTGTCCCATGATGTTTTCATTCTGCGTGCCTTCCCGTCCAGCGTGTCGAGGTTCGCACTGAGAGACCCGGCCATCTTGTCGCCCAGTTCCCGCAGGTAGTCCATGTCCGTAGCCCCGTCACGCGTGGTCATGCCAAACTCACGCATAGAACGGGTCATGCCGGACATCACCTGAAACACCTTCTGACCGCTGGTTGCAAGGGAGTCGCCAGAGCTGGCAGACAAGTCCATCGCCACCTTCAAGGCTTGGGTTGCCTTCGCTGAGTTGCCCGTCTGCACCATCAAATCTTGCAGGGAGGCCGCAATATCCGCGTCATCGTACCCCGACATCTGTTCCAGGGAGTCAACCATCTTCTGCAGTCCATCCGCCTGGATACCAGAACCGCCAAGGTTGCTGATGACATTCTTCAAGGAGACTGCTGCCCGCTCCGATTCCATGAAGGCTTGAACCGACTGCTTAGTGAAGTCCACAATCGCCTTGACCGAGAAGGTCACGCCAATGGCAGACGCGATCCCGCCCAACGCACTCTTGAACGAGGAAGCCATGCCGGAAGCAGAGGTCTTGGAAGCGTCCGTGACCTCCTTGAGCTTGCTCTTGAGGTCGGCGTTCTCCCCTCGTAACCGTACAATCAGCTCACTATCTGCCATGGATTTCCTCCTGCTGCTTGCGGTATTCTTCGAGGTTTGGGAGTTTCAGCTCGTCCAGGTCGGAGTGATTCGGGTCTAGCTGCTTGGCGATGGCTTCGATCTCTGCTAGGGTTGCGTTGTCAACGTCGGACTTAGACCATCCGAGCCGACCGAGTCCGATGTAGAGGCTGGCAAGCCAGTTGTCGAAACTGGTATCTCGGTCGGCGGCTGGAAAAAAGCGGTCACGGCTTTCTCAAGCTCGGTCTCATTGAACCCTTCTACACTTGCCAATGTGACCTTCGGGTCACTCTGCCTACGCAACCAGTAGACGAACCACTGAGCGGCGGCAGGATTCATCGTCTCAGCCCCGCCCTTGTCGAAGGCATAGGCAAGGTTCAACCCTGTGGCGGCGTAAGCCTCTTTCAGTTCCTTGACTCTGCAGTACATCTAGGTAAGGGTCAGGTCTTTCACGACCGTGACCGTGGTATCCCAAAAGCCGTCCACCGTACCCGCAATGTCGATCTCGTCACACGTTCCTGCCGTTCCCATGAGGGTCACGGCCGTATCCACAAGGTCAATGGGTGCGGTGATCGCTGTGCCGAACTTCACCGTGGCGACCGTAGTTTCAACAGCTGGCTCAGTCATGTAGGTATCAGCGATAGCCCCGGCGTTGTCCAGCAGTTCTGTGGTAGAGCCAATCTTGCCCGACTTGGAGTAGGATTCAGCGATGATCGTTGCAAGCCCTGTCAATCCTGTCTGTGTAAACGTGATGTCGTAGACTTTAGCCATGTCAGTCTCCTAGGCGGTGTGAACGAGCTTCGTGGTCAAGTGAGCAACGCCCCAGTCGCCCTTCTTGCCCTCTTCGACGTAGTCCTGAATGATGCCATTCGTGACCGTGATGGTCGTGGCTGATGTGTTGTCCGAGGTAACCGAGACCGTCAGAGCATCCCCGAGACAACTTGCCGCCGTCAAGGTCGTGGAATCGTAGGCATAGCGCACGGTGATTTCCTCGTAAGCGGGAGACGTGGTTTTCGTCTCGACCGCTGCGCCCGTGCCAGGGTTCCCGAGAAGCTTCTTCGTCCCGCCCCGCTTGGCCTTGTAGCTGAAGCTGATAAGAATCGGGTTCGTTACCCCGGTCAGCGTGAATGCTCCAAACCCTTTTGCGTATTCTGCCATGTCAGGCTCCTAGGAGGCCAGCTTGATAGCCGCAATCGTCCCGCCACTCACTTCAGTACCAGTGACGGTCAGGTTGACATACCCTGTGGAATCGTTGAAATAGGCGGGGTTGAAGGGGCCGATGAGTTCCGTCTTCCCATTGGCAACCGACACAGGGCCGATGTCGTGGATGACTCCAACCTCACACGCCGTCTGCCCCTCGACTGTGACCGTGGTAGCGGTAGCATCAATGTTCTTGATGATGAGGAATATCCTGCCGGGACTTGGATTGAGGAACTTCATCCCATCGGTTTCGATGGCTTCCATGGTGTAATCCAGCAGGGCAGTCCGAGACATGTCCTGTACGGTAATGGTTTTTACAGACATCTCACTCTCCTATTGCCCGCTGAATCTTGAACACCATGCGGGCGATGTGGTATCCAGTCTCCTTGTCCTTGCTCAGGTCATAGGAGAGTTGCCGGGCATGGAGTATTCCCAGCATGCCCGCTACGATGGAGGCGATCATAGAACATGACGGCTCTCCATCCACAATGAGGTCTACTATGACCGTATAATCGCAGTACCAGCTTGTCGGATGATCCTCAGTGACTTCGTAGAGGACACATGGACTGGTGATGGTTGCCCCATCCGTGTCGATGCGCCAGATGGTGAGGCCCCCGGTGCTATGCAGAGCGTTCTCGACCTCTATCTCCATCGGTCTCAGGGAAGGGTAAACGATGGTTCCTGTGGTCACTGTCGGGTCTACCAATCTATACTGAGCTGTTACTGGATAGACGTAGATCCCTGCCCCATCCGGCCCCGGTATCCCGTCTGAAATGGAGACAACCGTAGTGGTGTAGCCCGTGAGGGTCAAGGTTCTCAGTAAGTCCTTGATGACCTGTGAGTCGTCTTTTGTCCAAGCGTTGACGGTCAGCTCATGCACATCATTCGCGCCAAACGTCACGCGTTCCAGAACAGCGGCGCAAGGATAGACCGCAAAGGTCTCAGGGAAGCCCTCGTAGACATGCTTCCCTATGGACGTTGCTTCCAGCGCGGTCTTGGCAAGGTTCAGAATGTCGGTCATACCGTCTCCGCGTGCAAGAGCTTGTCAATTTCCATCTGAACGTCCTGATAGATGAAGGGCAGGCTCTGACTAACCGCATTGGTGAAGAAGGGTCTTGCTTGCATCCCGCCTGATGGGTTCTTCATGCGTGAACCCCCCGGCCCGGTCGCATACCGTCCTGTGCCAAAGTTAACGTAAACCGCATATTCAATATCGCGGGTCGCTCCGTGTGTGCCACGATAGGAGCCGCCAGCAGACGCATAGGCTCCATCCTCTCCCAGTACGTCAGAGCGGATAGATGACCTCAGGTAGCCAGTGCGGACGGGGCAGAGGATCTTCGCCATGCGCTCAATCCTCTGTGCGGTATGCAAACAACCGAGTCTCATGGCCCGTGCTGACCCCATAGAGATTTCATCGAGTCTCCGTTGCATCCTGTCCAGTCCAGCAATTTCAACAATGACGTTCATGGAAGGCACAATGGCTTATAGGGGGCAAGCAGGGAGTGAATCTCGCGAGGCATCCTGGTATCGGCAATCTCGCCCGCCTCCAACTTGTCCAACCCCTTGAAGTTGTACTTGACCCACAACCTCATGGCCTGTTCTATGGGTTCAGGAAGCGTAGACCATCCAGCGTTGTACGAGAGGATGATATGCGGGTCAGCGCCACGATAGGACTTCAGCTCAATGTGGTGCGGGAAGATGTAGTAGTCCAGCCAAGCCGTGAGCGTTACGTCATCGGTTCCATCCGTATCAGTCAAGTCCTCACGATACTTCACGACAAGCGATGTGGCTGGCAGGTCAGTGAAGGCGATGGACGTATGCCCTACGGATTGCTGAGTGACAGCATGGCTGGCAACCGAGTAGCCCAGCTCATTGGAGATTGCCCCCAATGCTGAATCGGCCAAGGATTGCAGGAGGGTGTCACGGTCGGTCGTATCCCCGAGTCCAAGGTATTGCTTCAAAGTGGTGAGATCCATGACACCCCCTTATGCTCAGGTGTAGAAGTAGCCGATGAAGATGTTCGCGTGGTCGGCGTTGCTGGCCGAGTTCGGGTCGGCGGTGTTCTTCTCGACCTCGTCCGCGTCCACGGTCACGGTGGCCGCTGTCGCCTCCAGCGTCCCGTTGTGATAGGTGGCATAAAGGCAAGGGGCCGCAGGGAGGCACATGGGGAGGCCGTAGGCGTCCGTCGTGCCGATGGTGACAGTTGGCGTCGTCGCCTGTGTGCGGGCAGGAATGCGAAGGCTCGTAATCGTCTTAAACGCCTTAGTCCCCGCGACAGCATCCGTTCCCGTCAGCGTGATCGCCTCGGAGATCGGGTCATCGTTGATGTTCGTCCCGTAGATCGTGACGATCCCCACTTCACTCGCATAACCCGCCACAAGGGAGAGGGTACGCGGGGCTTTCGGGTTGGTGATGCCGGTGGTGATCGTCTGCGCTACCCCGTCCTGCATGGTAATAGCGGCATGGACAGTCGTTGCTCCGGGCGCTTCGCATTGCGCTGCGGTCAAAGCATACCTCCACCACGTCAGACGCTGGACGTTGATCCCCTGTCCCGTCTGGACGATGTAGGGCATATTGGAGACATTCTCACGAGGTGAACCCATTATGACTCCTTGCGCCTGCTGTGGCGCACCATCTTGTCAGACTTCGCTTCGTCCAACGGCTGCGGCTCAGCGTACAAGGGCTCGATATATCCCCTGAGGATGAGCCGTGTCGCAATCTCAATGGGGTATTCCACGATGGTTCCTGTGACATACCCCTCTACGTTGGTTGGCATCTTCGCTGTGACTCTGTATTTCATCCTCACCTCAGATGGGGCGGTGGTTGGCCGCCCCGATGGAATCAGCTGCTAGGCGGTGTTGTAGAGGTTCTTCTGGATTGCTTCTGCCAGAACGACCTTTCCGTCCGTTTCGAACTGCCCTGCGATGACGGTCTGGTCGGCGGTCACAAGGGTCTTGCCGACATCGGAAACTACGATGGAGACGGGCTTCTCCTCGAAGAGGTAGTAGTAGGACATATCCCCAAAGTAGCCCCATGCCTTCGTGTCGGCGGGCGACTCGAAGCACGTTGAAGGGAGGACGATGTAGGGACGGCCCATAAGGGTCTTCTCCTTGATGTCGATGAGGGGCGTGTCGGCCTTGTTCAGCGCGGCGAGTTTCCCCACAACCGTGTTCGGGAAGAGCCACACGGCGTTGTCGGCATACTGCGGCTCAAGGTTGAAGTACGCGGCCATGGTATCCGCAAGCGTCAGCTCTGCCAGCGTGTCGATGCCAGCGGCAGAATCAAGACCCGTTGCGCCCGTGAACATGCCCGTCATCGAACGAGTGCCTGAGCCAAGCGTCCACTCATAGGTGTGGAGCCTGTCGATGGAGCGGACCAGTGAGTTCTCGATGTAGTTCACGATCGCCATGGAAGCGTTGCGGATGAGCTTGTTGGAAACCAACAGCCATGCCGTTCCGCCATAGGTCGAGTAGGTGACTTCGGTCGGGGCAGGAGTCCCTTCAGCGGTCGCAGCACGGGCCGCACCCATGCGGAGAGCAGTCTGGAGAGTGGACTCTACGATGACCGTACCCTTGTCGCCGGGGAAGTGCGTAACGGCCTTGCGGAAGGGAGTGTTGTCGAGCTTCTCCACGATACGGCCAGAGACGAGAGAGGGAACCATCTCAAGCCCTACGTGCGTGGTAACGCCGTCCCATGCCTTGCGCTCACCCAGGACGGTCGAGTACCACTTGCGGATGTCCTCTTCCACCATCTTCTTCTGCGAAGGAGAGGTCGCGTCAAACTCAGTCGGAAGGACGGGCTTGATGTCCTTCAGCACGTCCATCGTCTCGTTATGGACGATTTCCTTGATGTCGTCACGAGTAGCGAAGGCATTCTCAGCCTTGAGCTGCGTGATGACACCGTTGATGACTTCCTGCTTCATAGCTTCAGCTTCCATGCTAGACCTCCTCAGGTCTGATGCGTCAAATCCTTATGTAACGCTGTGAGGTATGCCAACGCTTCATCGGGCTGCTCGTCTCCTGACGAACTCTTGTCCGATGCCGCCAGCAACGCTGTCAGCGAGTCAACACAGGTCTGGACGAGGGTGTAGTGCGCCTTGCTCAGCACCCGACCCTCCTTGATTGCTACTTGTGCCTGTTCCAACGCCAGCCTGAGCGCTTCCTGGTTGGCAGGGACGGGCACAATGCTAAACTCCAACAGCTCAGCCTTCGTGATGGTGGGGTCGGTTGCGTCCTGCGCCCACTCGGAAGGAATGAAGCCAATAGAGACGGCATTCAGAAAGTGAGCATCCCACAGGGCATGAATCTCATCAGCCCGTGCGCTCACTCCCTTCTCAGGGAACGCGAACCGCGCGGTGATTCCCTCGGGAGAAGTGGTGAGACTCAATGCCCGGGCAACAGGGGGCTGAGCGTAATCATGAGCAAACAGGACAACGGGGTTCTTCATGTAGTTCCCAACGTCCATGCCCGTACTGACTACGATCTCACCCTGACGATCCTTGGCAGAGGTCGTGATGATTGCCTCATACGACCCGTCATCCAGGGTCTTGGACTCGACAACAAACTCCTTGAACTTGGTCTCCATGCTGTCCTCCTCAGATGACAGGCAGAATCGTACAGCGACAGTTGATCGTTTCATCCGCGCTTCCACTCGGGTCGCCGGGGTACATCAATGACTCGCCGCCAATGCTGAACGGCTCACCAATGGCAACAACTTGGCCATCGGCTTCTGCGTGGTCATCACGGGTTCTCTCATCAGCAGTCGATAGCCATTCATGTTTCTGGACGCCGTTCTCGACATACACGTCCTGCGCTGAGGCATTGTTGACCGCTATGACGTTGGTTCTCGCAACCCTCTCGGCGCGATAGCTGATCCCATCGAAGTACTGCTTGGTCGCCTTGACCATATCCGCGATGGACTCACCATTGGCGCGGGCGTCCGCGAGGATCTTCGATATCTCATCGGCTGTCGTGTCGTTGACGAGTTTGCTATGCTTGCTCTCCTGCGCCCGGATCCATTTGAGGATTTCAGAGCCATCGGGAACGATCATGTCATAACGGGCGGCGACATCTTCCAATGCGGACTTACCAAATGCTACGAACAGGCTGTGCCACGACTCGACAAAATCATCATCAGCCAGCACATCGCGCAGCTTCTTGACGGGTGCGGCCTTCTCATGCTCTTCTACCCATGAAGCAACAAGTTTGGCTTGTGCGTTGAACACCTTCATGGTGTTGCTGGCAAACTTGCGCTCTTGTGGCTTGACGGTCGAAAGGAACGATTTGGCGATGATTCGGCGGGTCTCCGTAGAAATACCCTTGGTGATGGCCTTCCCCTCGTCTACGGGGACAGGAACGGGCTCAGGTGGCAAAGCGGGGGCTGGCTCGGGAAGGTCTGATGTCGTAACAGGAACGGACATGGCAGAAGTCCACCACGCATCGCCCCACTTGACCTTCTTCAGCCCGTCCCGCTCACGGATCTCGTTGATGGTGAGCGCACCACTCCTAAGTTGGATCTCGTCAATTTGCGCTCGCTGATATTTGTCCTCTTGTAGTGCTTCGATGCCGGAGTAGTCGAATCGGAACTCATACCCCTTCAGACCAAGTAGAGGAAGCAGGAACACACTGATGCGGTCAGCAATACGGTCGGCTTTCGGGCAGACGGTGTTGGAGTAGAGGATCTTCTCCTGCGTCTGCGCGTTGCTGTAATCTACGCTCTCGGTATCGTTCAGGAAGATGCCCGGGACACCGAATGCCGCCCCGATCTCATTGCGCGTTACCTTGCTGACCTCCAGCATCTTCATGTCGGCTGCTGAAATCCCCATTGGCGTAAACTTGAACCCCGCCCCGAGGAAGCCCATCGTCCCGGCCTTCTGGACACCGCCGTATCGCTCTTCCCACCGTGACCGCATGGCCTGCAATTCTGCATCAGGGAGCTTCACGTCCGTGGACAGAAGACCCGACAGGATGCCGCCCGAGTTCATCTGATTATTCCAGACTTGCTTGGCGTTCTCGTCCATGTTGGCCGCGTCCATGACGGTACTCAGCTCAGAGAGTCCCATCTGCCCCGACAGGCTCAGGTTGGGGAACAGGACAAGGAGCTTGGGGTCGATCTGCTTCCAGTTCCCGCCTTCCAACACCTGCAAAGTCCCCTTCTCGTTGCGGATCATATCGGCATCGAGGGAACGAAGATTCATCGGCTCTGCATAGAGAGCGCCAAACCCCTTGATAAGCTGCCATGAAACGACCTGCTCCAACACTTCCACAAATGTCTGGTAGGGGTTGGGGCGCTTCAAGGTACGGGATGCGCTGACTACCGCCTTCTCGCCCTGATAGATGCTCCAGGGAAGGGAGCCGATGCGAGAGGCCACAGTGTTGACAGCTCTATAAACCCACACCGATTTCTCCATTGCCGTGCGGGAAGTCGTAATGGGATTTGACGCGCTGTTGGTTATGCCAAAGGCGGCAGACATGATGTCGTCATTGAGCGCTGTCTTGACCCTTCCTATGCCAAACTGACGCTGTAGCCAACTCATGACGTTTTCACCAAAGCCGCTTCTACTTCTTGCTTGAACAGGAAATTGAAAGCGACAGCGTTGATCTTACCCATGTTGCGGCCATTCCAGACGTTATGCCGGATACTCATATGCAACACCTCGGGAATATACACAACACGCTCACGGTCGATATGATGACCGTTGCAGCCATCAAATGGCTGATTCAGAGGAACAAAACCCAACACGCGGCGCTTGGCTTTCGACCTACGCCTGAATGCTAGAGGGCCACCCTTCCAATTAAGTCCCATGTGAGCGGCAGACTCTTTCGCCCTAGATGCTTCCGAATGATGCCAATGATGGCCCAACACATGCGTATTCCCCTGCATCGCCTTAGATTGGGTTGCTCGCCTTTCGGGATTCGAGAAACAAGATGTCTGAGCGGCAGACATATGCGCTCTTGTCTCGTCCGATTTGGGTCTGCCCATTAAAGTTGCAGAAATCTTTGCTTTCGTTTCGTCTGAGACATGATTCCCAAGGCTGTTCTTCTTCCCCATCATGGCGGCAGAGATCTTTCTCTTCTGCTCCTCTGTCCGCACGTACATTCCTGTCGGCATCCTAGGCCAGCAACCCCATACGGGGGAACAACGCAAGCACTAGGCTATCAGCCATATCGGGGCTTCTACCGAGAACCTTCTTGACCGCGTCTTTGGGTTCGATAACGATCTTGCCTGTCAGGTTGTACCTGTAACTGCACATCAGCTCACGTTCCAGATCCTTATCATCAGGGAGGGACAGGTCGCCGTCCAGCAATCTCTGACGCACGACCCACCAACCCTCTGCTTTCCGATTGGCAAACTTATCGGAGTCCCATGCGGGTTCGGCCACATTGACACCGTTGACTGGGCAACCGATGGACTGAAGGGCATCCACAACACCGCCCCCGACCCCGATGACATCCACGTTGATGGACTCGGCCAAATGTTCGAGAGAGAGTTCATAGACGCGCTTTGCCAACTGCATTGTGTCCATGCCACGGATGATGACCTGGGGCAGGACCTTGTGACCCTTGATGATGGTGATGACTGACCTATCGTCCCCAAACCGTGCCACATCGACTCCCATGACAACAGGCAACCCCTCGGGGAGGTCTCTTGTCATAGCGTCACGGATGGCAACAAGGGGGATAACGGACTGACTCGTTGACGCCTTGTCCAAACTACACTCGTACTCCTGCCCGAACCGCGCCTCATCCCCGTCCAGTTCTGCGAGTTTGGCAACCTTCCACTCTTCTGTGTGCGCCGGATTGCCGTGGTAGTCCTGCTCCAACTTGAACCACTGAGGGTTATCCAACAGACTCTCGAACAGCGCACCCTCGGGGCCGGGGTTGGGGGTCGATTCTGCCACGATGCTTGTCCCGGCAACACCTGAACCCGTAATGGCCTGCCAGGATTCACGAGGGTTCTTCCAGAATGCAACCTCAGACAACACAAGGCGCTTGGCACGGAATGACCGCCCCACCGTTGGCGACATCTCAAATGCCGTGATGTGCGCCCCGTTCGTCAACACCATGTGAAAGTCCGTATCCTTGGTACGTTTGGCAAGCAGGCTCCACGGCTCGGGCAGGTTGTCCAGAAAGACATCAGCAACCTCAAACAGGGCCTTGGCGCTTTCCTTCTTGTATGAGGCAATTCCGTTGTCGCCCGCGTAAACCATGGCGAGGAAGGTGTCCAGAATGGTCGCCACCGTTGAACTGCCAATCTCCCGAGACTTCAGAAGGGCAACAAGGTCGTTATCCAATTTCGCATGGACGTACTCGCGCTGCCACGGGAACAGGACAAGGGGAATAACCCCTTGATCCTGCGTCCTGACGTGACCGATATGTTCTAAAATGGAACACACCCGATCTGCGTTCATTCAATCGCCTTCTTGATTTCCAATACCAGCAGGTCAAGAGAGCCGCCGTCTGCTTTGTCGCCCAGTGCGGCCTTACCGATCTCCTGCGCCGTCTTGATCGCCGTGGCAACGTCCTTGGCATACGACTTGAACAACCATGGCTTGCCGTCTGCATCGACAATGACATTGCCTTGGCGGTCTTTGGCAGGATGTCCGGCCACTTCTTCATCGGCCAAGTCCATGAGCTTCTTTGCCATAGCAAGGCAACGATCGTCCCATGCCTTTCCTTCACTCGCAACCGCCACGGCCTTGTTCTCGGACTTCTGCTCCGATAACCGCGTCTGGAAACGGTCACGCTGGAACTCCCAGTTTTCCTTCTTAGCTTTCCGGCACATCGTTACTGGATTGATGCCGTACTTCTTGCATAGGTCAGCCTGACTAATGGCTGGGACTGCGTTAGTGTATTCTGACTGGATGCTTAGCCAGTCATGGCGGGTCTTTCCCATTACGGCAGTAACCTCATATCCACGAGTGGGGCCGAAGTCCGCACTGCCCGGACTTTGCGACCAGGAAGGAGGGAAGGTCTGCGATGTTCGCCAGCCCCACAGGTACGAACCTCTTGTGTAGAGGCTCTGTTTGGTGTAGTATCAAGGTTGCCCGGTTCTACAGGTGACTCTGTAGACCCCATTGTCCCCACAGGGCGCAAATGGATACGGCATCCCACAGATGCACCGGGCATGTTTGTACCGTTCGTTTTTCGTCTCATACTCTCCACGTCCATTTCGGGATAGGTCATGCTGTCCCCGCAAATAACCGTTCCTCATACTGCGCCTGTTCCACGCGCTTTCTGGCTATCTCGGCGTAGACGGGGCTTATCTCAATCCCGATATACTTCCTGCCGAGTATCTTAGCCGCAATACAGGTAGTGCCGGAACCAGCGAAGGGGTCAAGCACAACATCTGATTCTTTCACAGAACACCGCTCCAGAATCTTCTTCCACACGTTCAATGGTTTGGCACATGGATGGTCATGTATGACTCGCAAGTTATCCCCGAGTATGATGTCGGGCCGTGAGCCCAGATTGTTCGTAAGGTATGGATCCTTGCCATAAACCAATATCGCGTGCCAGCAGACAAATCCCCAGCACGACATACCCGTTCCAGCGGGAACTACCCACGACAGAATCCAATCGGGCTTTGGGTACAGAAATATGTTCTTGTTGCCTGGAGTAAGCGCCACCACCTTGCCAACGCGCAACACTTCCGGCATGAACTTGGCAATCAACTCGCGCAAGTTGTCCTGACTGTCCTCATAGGCGCCATAGTCCACCCCTATCCCATACGGCGGGTCTGTCAGCACAAGGTCAACCGACTTGTCGGGCATGGACTTCAGAATGTCTAGGCAATCAGCACAGATGATTTCGTTCATACCGCGCCTGGATATGAACAACCCCCAACCGCATAGCCCGACTGGGGGTATACGTAGTTGGGGGTAGGTGTGACACTGGGGGCAGTACCATGTTGTGTGCGTATGCCCCTGGCTTCTTCATGCCCTGCCGTTGCCACGGCAAAAACAGACACATCTCCCATGCTGAAAGTATAATCGGATGGGAGGCATTGTAAACCTAGAAAATACTGTCGCAAACTGTTAGTAACTTAGTCTGCTACCGTCTCCGAGAGGTCAGCCTTGACCATTTCCATCAACTTGGGGAAGTTCAGCCGTGACTTGATGCCATGCTCCACGACATACTTGTCACGCGCTATTCCCGCCGTGAGCCTGTCATCGAACGTCCCGACATAGACATAGCCGGATGCGGCACAGACTTGAGCACGGTAGTGTTTCCCCTGAGGAATGACCCCCAACAGGTGTTCGACATGGACGCTGGGCTTGTAAATGGCACTCGGTAGTTCTGCTCTCCGTTCGCCCATTTTGCCGATGTCCCGCAGTTCCCTTCCCCCTAACGGATTTCTGACGATGATGGTCACATGGTCTCTGACTGAACAAGGGGAGTGCTTGACGTATTGGTCACACTCCCGGGCAAAGACATGCCAGCGACCGTCGCCCGTGATCTCGCAAAAGGTGATACCCGAGGTGATGACCTGGTAGCCGCAGGAGGTGGCAATTGAGGAAATGGACCTCATGCGGGCACCTTCTTGCGGAACTCTGCCACGATGTCTGTCACGTCTCTCGCTGCAATCGTCTCTGGTAGCTTGGTAATACCGCTTGTGTAGGTCGGAACGTCATCACCACAGACGTAGCACCGCCCGTCCTTCCAATACAGAGCATTGTCTTGAAGCAACTGCCAAAGGGCATCAGGGAATACCCACTCCATCGTGAACCCGTTAGCCTCAAAGACCTCATAGGGAAAGTGACAGCCTTTCGTCGGCAGATGAAGCGCCATTGGCTGCGGTGCTGGTTCCTGAGCAAACTGGTCGCTCATGGCTTCCCCTTCTCGAACCATACCGTTGCGCCATTGGGAAACTCTTTCAGGCATTCGGCATTCCGCTTTCCATTAACCGTATCTGTGGTATAGAGCATCCCATTATTACACCCCGTTTGTGTGGGATCGAAATAATAGAACGGACAGTCGAAACAGTCCTCACCCGATGGGACCCGCAAGTGACGTTCCATGAGTTTCATCATTCACCCCACTTATCGCCTGTCTGGGCCCGCTCCTGCAACTTGGCGATATATGCCCTGAGCTGTTCCTCTTGCTCGTCATACCAAGCATCGGTTGTTTTGACCAAGGTTCTCATGCGCTGGAACAGTTCCTCATGTGCCGCATGTCCTAGCCAGTCGTATTCAGCCCAATGGTTGAACGTCCCGCCGTCATGGTGAGCAACCATCATGTGGCAGTAGTAGCAGAGGGTAACGCCATTATCCACGTCGTACCTGGTGCTCATGTGAACACGACTGAAAATGTGGTGGACTTGCGCCATTTTGGTTTCCTTGCCACAGTAGAGGCAAGTCCCATGATCCCGCAGACGGACAGCCTCAGAATAGAGAGTGTCGCAGAGTTCCTGACGCTTGGCGTGTTCTGACTTCTTCTTCCTAACCTTCTTGACCATCAGCGGGGTTTCCTCAACTCGTTCCACTTTCCCGCCGATCTTGCGCTTGATGCGCGTTGTAACCATCTCTCATGCCTCCTTAGGCGTTGCCACGCCGTGATGATTAGGTGCTAGCTATGCTCTCCCAATTCCAATTCGATCGCGCCACTTATCAATCCGTTCATTAATCCGCATCAGTGGATCGTAGATGTATCGAGTCTCCCACTTCATCAACGGACGTACAAAAGCGCGGTTTATCCTCACCATCCGCTGTCCACGATACTGATCTGACCACCATGGCCAGACATAACCGCGCCCATAAAGAGGAACGGGCTTGAAGTAAGGACAATTCTTCATAAGACGACTGGCACCCGTAATACTCTTGCCATAAAACTGCGCCCATTCATGGATCGCAGGCCAGTTGATTCGATGCCTCATTTGCCCTCCTTTGGCGTTATCGTGATGACCGCTCCGTTGGGATAGGCGGCGAGACATTCATTACACTTCACCCGTATCCCACTATCGTACTGTCCATAAGAATTGAACAGGCGACAATATGTTCCAACGTAGTCGGCGGCAAGCATTACACAGCCGTCCTCTCCCGCAGGGCACCCCCTCCCCGCTGGTATCTCCATCACGCCCAGTCCCAATTCATGGTTCGATACTTCGCGCACCACGCTTTGCGTTCCGTGCGCTCCTTGGTAAGAGAACAGCACTTGTGGCCCTTATGGGTGATGTACCAAGCGCAATGCCCACAATACTCACCCCATTCTCGTTGTCTCTCGCTCACGCATCACCTCCTCAGATTATGTGACCAATGACGCAGACGCGCCTTGATACCGCCATATCTAACATCGGTCTTGTAGTTGCCGTTCATAAACGAGTATGGATCGCGGACAGTATAGGAAGTCCACGGGACGTTCCACTTATCAAGGAACTCAGGCGGTGTTCTGCTCCCGCCATCATGGATAAAGTGCGACCCATTCTTGCAAGGCTTCCCGTGTCCTGTTTCAGACGGACAATAGTGTCTCATGCGTCACTTCCCCCTTCCACCTCTGGACTCTCGATCGCGGGCGCAATATAGGGCGTCCTGTCGTTCCATATCGCCTTCTGACCCTTGTTCCATTGCCGTACGGGTCTCAGATACCCGACGACACGGCTGTAGACCTCACAGGGCTGGCGTTTCTCTTCGGGAATCACCGTACCATCGGGGAGAAGAAGGTCGGAGATCATGTTGCCTCCTTTTTAATCAAGTAATACTCTCCATCTGGGACATACCCTCGGAGTCCAACATTTTGTGACATCGTGACAATACGGTCGGGTGAACCCTTGGGGGCAGTAATCTCGTCCTCATACTCCTGCGTCTTGACAACGGCAATGGTAAGAGTTGCCTCACGGATGACGGCCTTGCGGAGGGCGGCCTTGATAATCTCAAAGTCGCCGCCCGCTGCAACATGGTTCGGGATAAGTTGTACCACTAGTTCATCGAAGTTCATGCCATCGTATTTGTTGTGTGCGTCGATTACGGCGTCTTTCATGCGGCTCATTTACTCACCTCCAACACCCTCAGTATCACTTCGGCAAGGGAATCGGGAAGGGTGGGGGCCGTTACACGAACCTCTATCGGGCGGAACAGGGACACGTTCCAGTCGCCGTTATCGAGTACGTCGATTTGAATGCAGCCATACCTCCCATTTTCGCAGAGAGTGCGAACCCCCATTGCCTCAGCCACCTTCCCCGCATCTTTCTTCATCAACCACGCAAGAAGGGTGTCGGAACGGTAAGCATAACCAAGCCGATCTCCTGCTGAAACGTAGGGGATGGGGGCCAGAACGCCCTTATCGTTCTTCTCAAGCCCTACCAGAGTGTGCTTCTCCCACAATCGCGGTTTGCGATACTGCTGTCGGGCATCGCACCGCATCATCCACGTTCCGTCTGCAGGGGCATCAAACCCCGCCGCCGCCAATCTCTTGCTGACTTCCAACGATGTATATTCAGTCATTTTGACACCTCCATGAGTAGGGCGGCTGCGGCAAGAAGGTCGGTAGAGGCTTGTGCAACCCCGTATGTTCCTAACGCCGTGCGAACGCCACACGCAGCACCGCCAGCATACTCGCTAGACAAAATGATTGTTGTTTCATCTCCCTTCATACCAGATGCTTTCTTTATCGCACCTGCCCTGATTGCGTCCAGCAGCTCGGAGAGGACGGGGGCAGAACAGAGAACCTCCTCCTCTGCCGGACGGTACATATTGCCCCTCGTTCCTACATACTCAATCCCCTTAGAAATAGGCCCCCATGAAGGTTGACACCACATCAATGCCGTCTCCAGCACTATTCCGGCTTCCACAAGGGCGCGGGAGTCGGGAAGGGGCAAGACGATGGATTCAAGAGAGGTCATCCCAGCCCCGCTATTTCTGGCCCATGTACCAGTTTCTGCTCCCAATGGTCGCCCGATGATGTTGCAGAGTGTGATTCCCCTCCTTCGCCATTATCGCCAACGGCGTAGATTGTTGGCTCCTTCGGGGCAGGGGAGAGGTGCAAGTGGTCATCTTTGTCCTCAAACCACGGACAGTGTTCGGCTTGGCCCCCTGCCTTCCGATAGTCCTCACAAGAACCAAACGGTTCTTTGTTCCAAGTGCAACGGTAATGCTTCGGCTCAAAATCCGCATCCTCAGGGTTGACAACTGATGATACCAGAACCAGCATAGGAATTGAATTGTTGATGTGGAGAGTCTCCCCCGGCTTGCAACGATAGGCCGCTTTCTGAATCTTCTGCACCATCTGCTCTGCCCCTTCTGCACGGCCCCTCTCAAACTCCCTTTCTGCGGCTTCAACAAGAGTGTTCAACAGGTCATTCCCACTTCCGATGTCATCACTCTCAATGTAGTACCCCAACTTGTCTGCGAGTTCCTTGATGGTCATGGCTTCTCCTTCGGGGCAGGGGAGAGGACGGAGGCGGATTGTAATGCTATTGACAGTTGACGTAGAACCTCAAAGTGTCTGTCGGCGTCATCAACCTCTGGCCCCTGTGAAGTGGCAACGGTGGACATCAACGCCCGCATCTTCGCCCTCTCTGCTAACACCCCCGCACGATAGCCCTCGTGAAAGCCATCGTGATGTCCCTCTGTCTTGCCTCTTGCAAAAACTTCCGTATCTTCTAGCAAGTCTATTCCCTTTGTAATTCCCTCTTCACGAGCAGCAGAAACAATCTGAGGAATCAACCCCCAAAAATCGGACAGGGTATGCGTGCGAAGCTCAAGAGATAATTCATCAATCGTTTTCATTCTGTTTCCTTTGGCACAAGAACAGAGTAGGGGACGATGTACCACTTTCTGCCGTCAAACCGCCAGTTCATCTCTGCTCCGCCAATAAACGTAACGTCCAAGGCATTTCGTATCCTCTCCCTCTCCTCTTCCTTGGCGGCGGCGATGAGGGAGTCAAGCATACCAATAGCGAAGTACATGGACTCATTATCTTCGACATGGAAGATTGCCACTTCCAACTTCTCTCGCAGTTCTTCTACCTTCATCATCTATTCCTCCTTCGGCTTTGCCTCTTCCTGTTCGAGCAATGTCCTGACGGCTTGCGCCCAGTTTGGACCAAGCACCCTCTGAAGATCGCTTATCAAGATTCGGACAACGCCCCTCTTCGCTTGCGATTCGATAAACGCCCGTACGCGCGAATCTCCATCTATCGCCAACTGGCACTCTTCCTTTTTGAGAACCAGATAACTATGGAAATCCTTTGGCACCCAAGCGAAACGAGCCGACATTGCCTCTCCATCAAGAACATAGCCAGCAGGGGCGTCTTCGCTTACGCCCATAACGGTGACAAGCCATCTGCCATTGGCCTTCATCTTCTTCAGGTCTTGCTCAAACTGGAGAATCTGAACTACATCCTTATGACTCATTGTCCCTCCTCCGGCCGTGCGGCCACTACTTCTTCCATGCCTTTCTCCTGTCGGCTCCCGTGAACTCAATCCAGTCACACATGCCCTGTATCCGACTCACGATCCGCTCAAGTCCTTGCTGGTTCAAGAATTGTTCTCGGGATTGATTGGTGGTCATCCAGGTACGACACCCTGAAGTTGATTCCCGGACTCTGAACCATTCGTCTGCTCTCGAAACGGCAAACGGCTCTCGGTACTCCATGCCCCAATCATCAATGAACACGCTTGGGATACGCGGATCGGGAGCGTTCCCTGTATGAAAGGCATCCCAAAGAGCAGATGACGATGTGAACAGGAAAGGAGACTGATGCAGGGCGCTCATGTTGTGGGCTTCATACGTTTGCTGCACAACCCGCCCTATCGCCTGGTCGATGATCCACGCCATTGCCATTGACTTCCCCCTTCCGGGGAGTCCGGCGATGATGGTTGACTGCAACTGTCCAAGTGCGTTGCGTTTCTGGATTTGATTCACGTCATACCCAAACGGTTTGTCACCGAATACTGCTATCGCTTCGTCATGCAGGTCTTGTATCCATCTGTCACGGATAGCGATACGCCGTGATTCTTCTTCTCGCTGTTCGCTGATGGTCGGTGTTTCAGGAACTATGGATAAAGTCCTCTCCGGTGAACACTGCATCTTCGATACTAGGTCGGTAACCACGCTTCCTATCTGTTCCATGCGTACCTCCTCTCTTAAGATTCTCCAATTCATGCTTGCAGAACGTCTTAAGGCTTCCCCAGTAGTCTGTACGTTGCTTCTTCATCGCCCAGTCGGGGGCTTCACGCAATACCTGGTCAACATCCACGCCCGGATACATGGTTTTAAGCGTCAAGATCAACTCAGGGGTAAGCCCAACGAACTGCTTGGCTATTCTGTCGAATGTGACTCTTGCGGTTCGCGCTTTTGGGGTAGGGGATAGTAGTCTCTTTTCTGTTGTAAGAGTATCTGTTGTATCTGCGCTTTTCCGCACTAGTGAAGTGCGCTTTTCCGCAGATGCGGATTTCCGCACTGCGCTTTTCCGCACTAGTGACCATGCCCCGTAATGCTTGTTGAATGAATACTCTCTGCCCTTGCTAGTGCGCTTTTCCGCAGATGTCTTGTGTATGATGTTCTTAGCGATTAGGCCGTTGATCGCTTCGATGACCCGGCGCTGGTTGATACCCGTTCCATCAACAAATTGGCTCAGGGCGATGCGATCTGACTTCTTACTCCAGCCATAAGTCTTTCTGAGAAGAAAGAACAAAACCCTCCACTCGTACCCCGATAACTGGGTATGAGCAAGGGCCTCCATGATTGAATTGGCTATAGGAGTAAAGCCATCCTCTAGTTGGGGATTCTCAGCACTCATATGAGGAAAGGAACGGCGTTACCGTTCGACGTGTTCTATGCTGAGGAGTCCATGCTTGAAGTACATGACCGTATGCTCTGTTGGCCAGAGTTTCACGAACAGCGCATACGTGCTGTATGAAACGAGGGTTCCCGTAATTACGTCCCCGGTAAGGGTGACAACCCGGATCATCTTCCCCATAGTAGACTCGAACCAGTCCATCTCGGGGAGTTTGGCGTGGGGTGCGGGCATTTGTGCTTCGTAGTTCTTCTTTGGCATTCTTGCCTCCTGGTTGTAGGTGGTGATTCCTGGTGAAAGAAGAAAAGTCGGCAACCCCCCCAACCAGGAGGTGGGCTGTCCCGGTGCTTCACGTGGTAGCGAGCCTACGTGACGGTCAGCCGACAGGGGTAGTATAGCACGTTTCCAATGAATGTACAGATAGAAACGTCCCCACGGCAAGGGGCTAGTCTGGCATCCGTGTTCACCAAAGCCCGCCCTTTTCCCCGTTGCCGCTCCTTCGCCCGGTTTGCCAACCGTACTACGTCTCCCACGCCATTGGTATAGTTCGTTCAAGGGGCGTGTCAAGTAGGGGGGGTATGTGTCCTTGAACTACAGTGGAATACTCGGTTGTTGTACCCCCTGGAGTATGTGCATATTCTGCACCTACTCAGAACGCAATCCAGCACTAGCGGGTTCATAAATCGCGGTTAGCGCTGCAATCTAGTCACTATACCCTCCTCACGTCCGCTTTGGTCTAAAGATTACAATTAGCGGCGAAGAGGTCAAGCTTCGAGAAGTTGAAACAGGTCGCGCTCGATTGGGGCCGCAAGGCGTTTTTCCGTGAGTGTCACCGCTTCTTGACTAATGTCGATGCCAAGGTATTCTCGCTTAGTATCTCGAGCAGCAACACAGACAGAACCAGAACCGCAGAAAGGGTCAAGCACCATTTCTCCAGGCTCTGTCAACTGTTCAATCAACATTCGCATAAGGGCTACTGGCTTTTCGGTTGGATACCCGCCGCGAACAGGACTGACCCTGAACACGTCTGGCATACCAAGATCATGCGGGTGACGGTTCTTGCCCTTGTCCAGCAGTACCATGAACTCGTGCTGGTTGCGGAAGTGATACCCCATGCCGGGAGCCATCTTATCCCATACGAGAGGCTTGCAGTAACTGAACCCCGCCTCTTCTGCATAGCCAAGTACCCACTTCAGCGTCTGACCATCACAGAAGATGGCCGCGTGACGATCAGGTTTCAGAACTTCGCAAGCAGAACACATGAAGTCGAACAGTTCTTGTTCATCAATCGTTGTGAACCATCCAGTCTGCTTGCTCTTGTCGTGATTGCCGCCAAGCCGCGTTGTGGTGCCAACATCGCGCCACTTGTTCAACGTCCAGTACGGGGGATCGGTCAAGAGCAAGTCAATCGAATCAGCGGGGATTTGTTTGTGGCGATACATCAGGTCAAGGCTGTTGCCACAGATTATCTCACTCATGCCCGCCTCAGGTACGTCTCAGCCCTCTGTACCTCGATGATCTTGTGGTGAATCCGCTGGACGCTCTCTGCCGTCCTGCCCTCCACCTGGACGCGCTTCACCAACTCAACGCGGAGGTCATGCTTGCGCTGCTCGAGAACCATCATGGTACTCATGCTTGCCTCCCTGCGTACGTCACATATCTCCCCTGCGAGAGCTGACACGCCCCCCAGTGTCCATCATGGCTCAGTCCTGACTGGACAGCCTGGAACACATCGAGGGGCAGGTCACGGCAGTCCAATGTGAGACCGCTGCCGGGGTCATAACTGAAAGCCCCTCGCCAAATCACGGGGGGCTTGTCGCTGTACAGGTGGATATAGAGGATGTGTCTCACGTCACGCCTCTCCATATCGGCTCAGTCGGGTTCGCGTTCGGGGTTGCTTCGAGTTCGGACTTGGCGTACCCCAATGCGCTCTGACAAACTCCGATGGTCTCTTTTTGTAATTCCATTGCTTCTCGCGTCCCTTTGCACAGGGCTTCGGCAATGTCGGCAACCTTTTCGGAGGCGTTGACACGCTTTGTGACTTTGGCTTTGAGTTCGTCAACGGTCATCTTGTCCGCGCTTGCCTTTTCTTCAAGTAATATCGTAGCGTACAACATCTTGAAAGCAGAGAATTTGTCGATTGAATCGCTCAGCTCTGTGCGGTATTGTTCATTCAGAGTGCCAAGCGTATCTAGCGCCTTGAACATCTTTTCGATGTACTCGTTGGCTGACGTGTTGCAAGCAGGAGTAGTCAGCATGACCTCACCTCCAACCCGAAAGCCTGAGGGTCTTCCACGACTGCCTTCTGTCCTGCTTCATACGCGTCTTCCAAGACATTTCATCAGGCCCCCGCAAGAAGTTCCAATGCGTTGCGAACGCCATTCACGACGCGATTATAGCGTTTTGTTGTCCCGCCCAAGCGTCCGTTGATAACTTGCATCTGTGCTTCATATTCGGCTGCTGCGGCATCATACCCTGCCTTGTACTGAGCGGCCCCATATTCAGCACGCTCTTGTTCAATAATGCTTCTCACCTTTGCTAATGCCACTCTCTTGCTGGCAAAGTGACCGTAGGAAAGCCGCTTGCCGTTACCGACATTCGCCCTTACTCTCCATTGATCGCTGCGCCTGCAAGATGGATCACGATAGACAAAGGGGAAGTTCATGCCACCACCTTCTTGCCGTTCTTGACCTCTTCAGCGTGCATCTTCACATACTTGGCAATCATCACCCTGCCAGCAGCCAACAGGTCATCGTACTCCATCTTGTCGAGGTCGATTGGTTCATCGAATCTGCCAGCAGCCGCCTGATGGAGTGAGGTCAGCCAAGCGGCACGGGTGTACTCCTTGCCGTTGTAAACGTAGGTTTCGGCAGGAGGTTCAGGAATGTCGAAAGGTACGTTGGTATCTGCCAACTCGTCTGCAGTCGGCTCTGCTTCCATGTCTCCATCCTCTTTCTGGAACTCCTGCGCCTTCTTGATACGATCTTGGAGCCACGGGTAGAGACTGTCAAAGACCTTGTTGTCGGGATCGTTGGTCATGTCATACAGCATGTAGGGATTGAACAGGTCAGGAACCGTTACAGAGCGCGGGCAAGCCATGACTGAGGCTACGTTCGCATAGGTTCTCGGCTGACCGTCCTTGTCGTGTCCGTCCGCGTGTACCACTGAAATCATACATGGAGCGCCCATGAGACCGTCCAGGGCGAAACCCTTGTCCTGTTCGTCTGCAGTCAGAGCGCGACCGATCCACGACTGGATGTCGGTCTTGAGATGCGATTCCTTGTAGTACGACAGGGTGTACTCCTTGCCAATGACGCGGGGCTTCGTGGTCTTCTCCCCGGTCTCCTTGTCCTCTGCCTCAAACGTCAGCTCGGGAATCTCCCAACCGAGACGAATCTTATGCATCCACTTTCCCGGCTTGTCCTGGAACTTGGCGTATTGATGACCGAGATCGACCAGCAGGTAGAGCCGTGCGGGATAGGAACCAGCGGGAATGATGAAATCGTCGTGTGCTTTGTTGTCGGGTGTAAATGCCATTATGCCATCTCCTCTATGCGATTCGTCTCTGTCAGGTAGTCGATGAGCGACTCCAGGGGTATGCCAGTAGTGAGTGAAATCATGATGATCTTGTTGCTCTTGATGCGTGATTTGCGCGGCGTGTTCTCTAGTACCAGATAGGACTTCTCGGGCATATGGAGCCGAGAGGCTGCTTCTGCCGTACTACGTGACCCGCGCCATTCTTCGAGCGGGTTGATGCGTTTCGACATGCGTGACCTCCTTGATGCTGTTTGCTGCTCGGGTGAAGTTCTCCTTGGCGGATTGGTCAATGCTCATATAGGCCAGCACCGTGTAGAAGTTCTTCCATGCCCCCTCGGGGCTGTGTGAGACCGGGAACATCCGACCGACTGTCGGAGAGTAGACCCAGTAGGTCCCCCATAGGGGATCTTGGCACAAGTGGGTACGTTCGTCATTCAGAAATGGAATAAGTCTGTGTTCATCGAGCATCGCTACGTTGCTCCTTTTCCCGTTGCCACGGGCGTAGATTTGAGCCTAGTCAGCTCACGGCAGGGCTGTCCCTGCCGTCAAATGACTATGATGAAGTATGTGACGATGCTTGCGCAATGATGACCTTCCACGAAGCCTCCACAAAATCGCGGAAAGAACTGACGGACGCATTGCACTGCACATATAGCACCCATATTTCGCCTTTAACTGATGTAATCGGTAGCATATACTCATCTACCTTCGTGCGAACCGCCTTGTCACCGATCGTAAAGGGCTCGGAGAGATCTTTCTGATGCAGTTGAGCAAGCCGTCTGTCCTCGTCATCTTGTGCCTGAAAGAGTTCATGCAATTCGATTTCCATGATGTTCCTCCTTGGTTGTGTGTGCACCTCCTCACTATCGCGGTTGGAGGTGTCGATCTGCGTCTTACCGTGAGCAAGGCGGTCTCTACGCCCTAACCCCTGCTCACCCTAGTTGTCAGTGCGCTACGCTCTCACGCTTACTCAGGCTTTGCCAAGCCTCTTCTTTGGTACGCCTTTAGTTTATCCAATGTCGATAGGTGAAACATGAAAGAATCGTGAAGACTATATCACTATCGGACGCTGATTGTCTCTCGTATCAATGATGATGCCCCCTAGCGGACTAAGGGGCAATTGAAAGTCCAACCCATTGTTCGGGGGTTCGACCGCAACACAAACGGCCCCAGGAATGAACACTGAGGCCATTTGCTACACTCTCTCGAATCGGGCCGATTGCCGTCGTTGCCCGTCGCCTACCTTTGCTCAGTATAGCACAAATATGGAAAACTGGATAGAGATGACCAAATCATGGCCTATAGTGATTCTAGCCCCGCCACGCGCATGAATCGGTTGGAGTGGTACGATTGGACGTTTCCCGATTTGAGATTGCGAATTAGGGGCACTTCTCGCACATAGTCCCTAGGATAGGGAGCAAGTCGGGACTAAGTTCTGCATTCCGATGTCAGATAATATACAAATCTGTATAGTTTCCGACATGGAGATGCAGAAATACCTCGTCTCATTTTCAAGGTGCTATTCGGGACGAATCTCACACTTTTCAGGTACAAGCCACAAGAAAGGCTTGTTAATTGGCAATGGGTGGGGTAAATGACATTATGTTGTATCGTTTTGATTGCCGAGGACGCACACATAGTGTCAAATAGGGTGCGGGAATGTAAGTATTGCCTACGTTTCCGAGGGAAAGTATGCAAATAGTCCGGCCAATGTGCAGATAATGCACAGAAGGTATAATTCGGGAGGTCGCTATTATCGGAAAGTACCATTTGGCGATAATACGGTCAGGCGTATCTATCCCCAATTGTGCAGCCGCCGGTTGCACTAATGGTGTAACACCGTTAGCGTTATGCTTGTAGCATAATGCTAGTAGAATAATCCCGTTCTGCTTCACTAATACTAATGTTTCCGCGCAAAAGTGGAGCAATTTCACTCCATCTAGAGCCACCAGGAGTAGTATCGATGCAACGACTTGACATCGGAGTGCTGTACCCCTATATAATATCTATGTATCGCACCTTCATGTACGTTACCGTCACGCCATGTCGCCAATGGCGTCAAGCACCCATCAAGTACTCCATTGCATTACGCTAACAGTGTTACACCATTACGGCAATACCGTAGCGGTAAGACCGTATCAAGTAAAAACCGCCCCCTGATGGCGGCGGTGGATTACAGTCTGGCTGACATTTCCTAGCGATGTATGCTCTCAGAGCCACCGCGCTTCTTGTCCTTTAATCGAGAGCGCCTTTCGGGGCGACCCGAACCAGTAAGGATTACTTGTGAGCTGGAAAGGATTTCTTTACTACTGCGTCATTCGCTGATATGTATGTCCTTTCGCACGCCATCCAGCCTCACTCTCGGACAGCCACAATGAGTCGGGGCCAGTTGCTTCTCTTCTGCATAGGAGTCTTCCCACTTGACGAACGATCCCGAGTTGACCATAAACATCTTGTCGGCTGACAGGGTACACTTGCCCGAGGCTGATACGTGGAGCCGATACTTGTCCACGGGCGCGGCTACTTCCATGTGGGAGTGAGCACCTACCAATAAGTCTGCCCCCTCGAAGATGTCACTCAGTTTGTAGACCCTATTCAACTTGCCCCCAGGAGTTCCGCCCCCGCCTGTCGTATGATGGCAGAAGGCCGTATAGTGGACACGGGACGCCTCGCTCTTACCCCCGCCATGAGCGTTGACCGTGCTATGCCCGATGTTCATTCGCAGGACTGCTGAGAACTTGGCATAGGGTACCTGGAGCTGGTCGCACAGGTCTTCCATCAGGTCTTCATTGGCATACCTCATCAGGCGCATCTCATGGTTCCCGATGATGCCCCCGATGATAAGGTGCTTCACGGGCATGAGCCTGTCGCGCATGTACTTCTTCGCTTCCCTGAGGTTCATGGCGGCATCGAAGGGAGAGGATACCCCGCCCATGACCACCGTGTCGTACAGGTCGCCCATGAGGAACAGGTACGCCTTCTCACGCCTTGCCCAGTCAAGGTAGCCCTCGAACTTGGCGTAGTCCACTTGCCCCGACCCGGCATGAACATCGCCAATCGGGAGAAAGTAGACCGCGTTGCGCTTGTCGGACATTTCAATGAGTCTCATGCGCCCTCTGTGTGGATGATCTCATGGATGACGGGTTCCAACAGATAAGCCGCGCCCTCCAGCCGTTCCACATCACAGACGTATTGCAGGACGTGGACGGTCTCATGCGCGAGAGTCGATTGCAGTTCCTTCGTGTCCTGACTTGCCCGGACGTAGACCTGACACAACTTGTGCGGCCCCATCAGGTCGGCAGAACCCTCAGTTGGCAAGACGGTGAACCCTCTGCACTGTTTCGCTGGACCGTCTACCTTGCATTCTCGGAACTTGGCATTGAACGCCTTGTCGCCCAAGATTTCGTAAGTGACAACCATCATAAGTTGTTACACTCCTAACAGGCAGAAGAACGGAACGCTAGGAATGGAGCGCGTCACATTGATTTCATTGACAAATCCAAAACGTCTGATAGTGTACACCTTGCCAACGGTGCTACGCCGTTGGTGGGGAGTCGTGGGTGTCAATACTCACCTCCTCGTGTATGCTCCGAAAGGCATACACATCTCTCACGCGAAGGTCGGGGTGTTGCCACACGGAGGCCCGACCTTCAACCATTTCTCTTATGCAATCACCCTACAGGGATAAGTTTCAGGGGCGGCTATTAGACCGCCCCTCAGGTGTTACGGTGTCGGCTCGGATGGGGTCGGTTCAGTCTTGCCGCCGATTGCGTCCCAGTCCTTGCCAAACTCCATTTTAGCCTCTGCCACAGCCAACTCGATCATGTCGTGGAGGGTATTCTCTGGAAGGTTCAGGGCCTCAGTCGCCCTGCCAAGGGCAAGGTGGTACTTGTCGGAATCAGTCAGGGCATTGCAGGTTTGCTGAATAACTGTCACGATATCTGAGACGATCTTCTGGTTGTTCTGCACAACCCTCTTGACGTTGGAAAGCCTCTGCTCCTGCGCCTCGAAGAACAGCTTGATAGCGAGAGGAACGAACGTCGTGATGATAGTGGCAATGAGCGCCACGATTGCGGTAGTCACTGGACTCCAGTCGATTCCACTCATGCCTTACCTCCTAACGCCTTTCTGAGGGCGTATGCTTGTGTCAACCGTGTCACCGGCTCATTGGGCTTGGTCGGCTCGTTGTACATGCCGATTACGTCCGAAGCCCAAAACATTGTTTGCTGGTTGGGGTCAAGGGATTGGATAAACACTTGCCGCCAACCCTCTACCTTTTGCGCCCATAGGGAGTCTTTGGCGTACCAGCAACCAATACCCGACAAACCACTCGGGATAAACCCTAACTTCTTGGCTTTGGTGTTGCGCCAGTTGTCGGTATCGTCCAGAATCGCCTTGATCTGTGGGGGTACTCGGGCAATACACGCCTCGAACCCCTTGAACTGGCTGACGGATACAGGCATCGTCTCGCTGTCATGGATGCCCCAACTGAACAAGTTATACCAGGGGGCCTTGGCATAGCCCCCCGTTCCCTTCCCCGATTCGTGACAGGCGATCGCCAGCCAGTAGTCTGCCCCGATTCCCGTCTCAGCCTCAGCCGCTATAAACGAGTCCCCAAGTTTTGCCATAGGAGTTCCGGACAGGAACTTGTTGATGTCGTTGGCAGTCAGCTCGGTCTTTCTGATGATGCTCTTATTGAGTGAAGCCACGATGTACCCGCTCCTAGTCGTCGGCTGGTCTCTTGCCGTGCTTGGGCGCGGCGAAGCCCCAGACAGTGTTGGGGATGGTGAAGGCGAAACGGTCAAGCACCAGGTCTTCGCAGAGGACATGAGAGCCAAGTCCCTTGTTGTCGGGAGCGATGGGGATACCGCCGATGGTGAGGTGAACGACGGCCCCGACAACAGTAGAACCAGGGCGCATCGTAGAAGGAATCTCAGGCACCTGCGGATATTCGTAGGTGGCTGGAACTTCTGCGGTGCCTTCCGTTGCTGGTACGGCTGGAATCTCAGGGGTATCATCGGTCGCGGGAATTGCGGGAATCTCCGGGGTTCCTTCGGTCGCGGGAATTGCGGGAACCTCAGCACCCTTGATGACGTTGCCGCTCTGGTCAACCACTGGATGCGCTGGGATACCCGGTCCCCAATAAGGAGTCGTGTACGAAACGATGGTCTTGGCAATCGGATCCCATCGGTCAACCGAGATGAATTGCCACGGGGCTTCCATGTTCGGCACATCCGGCACCGTGCCAAGGTTCTCAATGGCGAATGCAACGGGAAACTTCTTGCCGTTGTAGTCCACCTGGTCGCCGTCGTTCAACACCTGGTTGTTCAGGAGCAGGACGGTTGCGCCTGTCGTTTCCTCATGCTGCACCACCGCTACCAGTGCGGGGCTGTTGCTGACGCCGTTGATCTGGCGCAAATGTCGCTGTTTCTGTGTCAACTCTTCATCTTCCATGCTAGTTCTCCTTTGGCCTAGTGTGTTGCTGCCGCTGCCTGGCCCATCTTGACCAGCGCGGGTAAGATTTGAGAGAAGAATGTCCACGCCCCTACTGCAAAGACGAACCCCCACTCGATGCGCGACAGGCGCTTGTCAATCTTGTGGAGGGCCTCCCGCATCTCATCACGGAAATTGTCGGCCTCATCCGCCATGTTCTTCATGGTGTCCCTGAGTCCATCTCTGCCACTGACCGCCTCCCGTGTGGGGCATTCCATCCGTAGTCGGTTACAGTCGTCCTGCGTCATCGGTTGATCGCTCATTTTGCCCCCGCTCTCACATAGCGTTCGTCAGCAAACCTTATCAGCGTGGCCAGAATGATTGCCACAATGCCTGTCAACTGCAGTACGTCACCAATGCTGAATAGCCACCTTTGCGCTATCGGTATCCAGTCCCCAAAGGGAAAGGAAAAGGGCATCACGCCCCCATGCGTGGAGGTCTGCCAGACGTTCAATCCTCTCCCCGCGAAGAACACCGCCAGCCAGCAGAGAACCTTGCGCCAGTAGGTCATGCGACGGCCCAACTGTAATAGGCAGATATCTCTGCTGGCGTCAGAACGCGGCTGAACAAGGCAAAATCATCCATAGCCCCATCGAAATATTGAACTCCACTCGAGTGTCTCCCAATTCCTATAATGTCATGCCCAATCGTTATTGTTTTCCCGGTAGTTATCTGACCGTCAGCAGCTCCATTTATATACAAAGTCATTGTTGCTCCCGTCCTGGTAACTATTACGTTATTCCATGCCCCATCGTTGACCAAAATACTTGATTCCACGTAAGTCTCTGGAGCACCATCATAAATGGCAGCTTTAAATTTGTGCGCGTCAGTCACCAAAACGTCGACATTTGCATTGTTCGCTATAGCCGCCTGTT